GGGCGGCTTTTTTTATCCCTGTCAACACAATTAACCGCTAACATACCGCCAAAATCCATCTAAATACCTGCAAACATTTAGCATTTTCATCATTCCCGCCAAAAACCCGTGTTACCATTGCTCTTGAATCAACACAGGAGCATACATGGCCGCCATCTGGACAACTACCGACCGCGACAACGTTAAAGCCGCCATCATGGCGCTGGCTACCGGGAGCCGCGCGGCATCAATCACCCTGGCCGATAAATCCGTGACCTACACCAACACCGACATGGATAAGCTCAAAACATTATTGGGCATGATCGTGGCGGATATCGAGGCCAATGCCACCGTCGGCGGGTTTACGAATAAAATCAAATTTGTGAGGCCGGTATGAACCTGATTGACAGCGCCATATCCGCCATCTCCCCATCCTGGGCATTGAAACGCCAAATGCTGCGCCGGGCCATGTTGTCCAGCGCGTACAAGGGCGCGGATCATAGCCGGCTGCGCAACAACTGGACCGTGTTCGGCAGTGACGAATCCACGCCGGCCGACAGCGAGTTATCCCTGCTCAGAGATCGCTCCCGCGACGCCAACCGCAACGATCCCATCGCCTGCGGCGCCACCGAGACGCTTAAAACCAACATTGTCGGCCAGGGCCTGAAACCGCAGTCGCGGCTGCGGCCGGAGATGCTGGGCATCTCGCCCGAACGCGCGCGCGACATCCAGAAACAGATCGAAAACGTTTGGCAGACCTGGCAGCCATATGCCGACAGCGCCAACCGCATGGATTTTGCAGAAATGCAACTGCTGGCCATGACCAAAATCATTGAGGATGGAGAGGTTTTGGCCCTGCCCGTATGGGCCACCGAACCCTGGCGGCCATTGAGCCGCTCCATTGAAATGATCGAGGCCCACCGTCTGGGCACGCCCATGAACAAGGCGGCCGATGTGCAAGCCGGCATCAGACTTGGCAAGCGCGGCCAGCCCATGACCTATTTTATCCGCCGATCCACCGACGGCAAGCAGAACATTCTTGATCTGAAATATACGCCCATCAGTGCATTTGACAGCGCCGGCCGCCCCAAGGTTCTGCATGTATTCCCCACCAAGCGCCCCGGCCAATTGCGCGGCATACCCTGGTTTGCGCCGGTGCTGTCGCTTTTCAAGGACCTGGCCGACTACCTGGAGGCTGAGATTGTGGCCGCCCGCGTGGCCGCTTGCCTGGCGGTGTTTGTCACCAAGCAAGACCCGATGATGTCGGCTATCTCTATGGGAGCGGACAGCGAAACCGGCGCCGGGTCGCGCATCCAGAGCATTGAGCCCGGTCTGGTGAGTTACCTCAACACCGGCGAGGGCATCAATGTTGTTGATCCAAAACGACCCGGCGACAGCTTCCCAAGCTATGTTGAAACCATGCTGCGCTTGATCGGCGTATCTCTGGGCCTGCCCTATGAGCTGATTTTAAAAGATTTTTCCAAAACAAATTATTCCAGCGCCAGAGCGAGTCTGCTTGAAGCGCGCCGCATGTTCACCAACTGGCGGGGCTGGTTTTCGCGCCGATTTTGTCAGCCCATCTATGACATGGTGATCGAAGAGGCGTTTTTGCGCGACATGATCGACGCGCCCAATTTTTACGAGATGAAGGCTGAATACTGCCGGGCCGCATGGATCGGCGGCGGCTGGGGATGGGTGGACCCGGTTAAGGAGGTGCAGTCATCGCAAATGGCTATTGACGCCGGGTTGACCACGCTAGCCGAGGAGGCTGCCGGCCAGGGCCGGGATTGGGAAGAAGTGCTTGAGCAGCGCGCAAGAGAGCAGCTTAAAATAAGAGAACTTGGCATCCAGTCGGCGGCTGAATCGGAAAAGAAAGCGGCTCCAGATCAGGACGAACCGGAGCCGGACGAACCGGAACAAGAGGAACCGGAAAATGAAGAAACAGAATAAACAAGATTTTTTGAAACAATGCACTATCGAGCGCATGAACAACGGAGCGGAGCGGACGGACGCTTTCACGGCCTGCAGCCTGGAATGGGATCGCATGACCGCCCAAGCCCTGAGCAGCGACGACCGCCAGATGGAGTTGTCGGCCAATATCGAGATGGCGCCATCTACCGACAAAGGGCTGGAAGCCAGGCGCTTTATAATCGATGCATACACCGGCGCGCCACTTGATCTGTTTTTTGGCGGCAGGTTGTATATCGATATTAACGGTATCGACGCCAATAGCAAGATTCCGATCCTGCGCGAGCATGTGCGCGACCGCCCGGTTGGGTTTGCCACGCCTTTTATCGAAGAGAACAAATTTTTTGTTGATGGCCGATTTTCCGAATATTCGGCTGATGCCAAAGAGATTATCAGCCTGGCCGACGAGGGTTATCCCTGGGAAGCTAGTATCGGGATTTGGGCCAAAGCCGTCCGCAATTTAAGCGCCGATGAAAAAATGACCGTAAACGGCGCCGACATCACCGGCCCGGCCACGGTCTGGACGCAGTCAAAGGTAAGGGAGGTGTCATTTGTCGCCCTGGGCGCAGATGAAAACACCGCCGCAATTGTCATGAATGCCGGCAGCGACACACCGGTTGAATATAAAACAGATGACCAGGAGGACGTAATGGACATCACCAGAGAAACATTGGCTATGGACGCGCCGGAGCTGCTGGCGGGCATCGAGCAAGACGCCGTCGAGGCAGAGCGGGCGCGCATTATCGAAATTTTAGAGGCCGACGGAGATAAAGAAGTCACCATGGCCGCCATCAAAGATGGCACGGCCCCGGGCGCTGTTTACAAGCAATTTTTCGAGGCTGAAAAGGCCCGCAAGCTTGGCGCGCTAAAAGAAATGGCCGACGAGGCCCCGCCCAGCATGGGCGCGGAAGAGCCGCCCGAGCCAGAGCCGACCCAGGCCGCTGACGTGGCGCTTGCCAACCGGGCGGCCAAGATCGCCCAGGAAAAAGGGCTTGATCTGGCGGAGGCTACCCGACAAGCATTATTCGAAGACAAAGACCTGGCCAAACGCTGGGGCGACAATTTGATGATTAATTAGGAGGAAAAACCATGGCTTATGAAGCAGGTGGAATTGATTTGAGTTTTACTGCTGCCGAGGATTTGAGCGGCATGCAATACAGGTTTGTGCATCAGGCGTCAGATACGACCGTTGACATGGTGGACAGCGGCGCGGAGTTTCCGGTGGGCATTTTGCAAAACGCGCCCGAATCCGGCGAGACTGCCGTGGTTCGCGTAACCGGCGTATCCAAATTGGTCATGAATGACGCGGTGGCCGTGGGCACGCTGGTAAAATGCGAGTATGTGGGCGCGACTGACAACGGCAAAGGGGATGCGGCCGACACCGAGGGCGACATTGCCAGGGGATTGTGCATTATGGCATCCGGCGCAGAGGATGATGTGGGCACGGTTGTTTTGTGCATTAACGAGACCAGCGTACCGGCTTAACCAAATTTTTATGACGGGAGAATAGAATATGTTACCGACACCAAAAAGCGCCCATAAAGACGCCGCGCTTACCAATATCAGCATTGGCTATCGTAACGGCACGTACATTGCGGACCGGGTGTTTCCGCATGTGCGCGTGAGCAAACAGTCTGATTATTTTTACAAATTCCTGAAAGGCGCTTGGTTCCGCAATGAGGCCGCCGTTCGTGGCCCTGGCGGCACGGCGCGCCGGTCTGGCTATCCGATCACCTCGGATAGCTATTTTTGCGAGGAATACGCCCTGGCGCACCCGATCCCGATTGAGCTGATCAATAACGCCGATATGGTGCTCGACCCCATGGCAACCGGCGTGCGGTTTGCTACCGACAAGGTGATGCTGGCCAAGGAAAAAGTCGTTTCCGACCTGGTAACAACGGCATCGAACTGGACCACAACCGATGACGTGGCCGCCGGATGGGTGGGCGACAGCTCAAGCACGTTTATTGATGACATCCTGACCCAAAAAGAGGTGATCCGTAAATTGATCGGGCGCTATCCCAACTGCCTGTTGATGGATGCCAAAACGTTCAACGAGGTCAAACAAACCCCGGATCTGCTGGACCGTATCAAATACACCGGCACCCAGGGCCGCCCGGCGGATGTGACCACATCCACCATTGCGCAGTTGTTTGAGTTGGACGAGGTCATGATCGGTCAGGCGCTATACAGCTCTGACGAGGAGACCGTGGCCGGCACCGAGTTCACGGCAGTGGACCTTTGGGAGACCAACGCTACCAAGGGCGCGGCCCTGCTGTATTACCGGCCGACCGCGCCGGCGCTGGACATCCCCGCATCCGGCTATGTGTTCAACTGGTCTGGCGACGCGGGCCAGGCATCGGCATTGAAAGCCTCGGATGCCTACCGATCCGTGCGTTACTGGTGGGAAGACGACATTAAGTCCTGGATCGTGGAGGCGTCGGAATATTTTGACGCCAAAGTGACTTGCACTGACGCAGGCTGCTTGTTCTACGATACGATCGTGACATAACCATGTCGTTTACCGACGACGCGGCCGCCATGATGGACGTGGTATTTGACGCCATCGGAGAGCCGGGCACATTCAGCCCGGCCACCGGCGATGACGTATCTCTCCAGGTGTCCGTTAACCGCGATGTTGTCCAGCAGGGATTTGACGCCACGGCCTGGACAACTGAGACGACCATTGAGGCTATTTTGTCAGACTTGCCGCATGAGCCCAACCGTGGGGAAACGTTCACGGTGGGCAGCGTAACGTACACGGTGCGGGAGATCATGGAAACCGATGGATACACGGTAAAGATGGTGGTGCGCTGATGATTAACGACATCGAGGGGCTTCAACAGTTGCTTAGAGACCTCGGCATCGAGTCGCCCAAAATCATTTATCGCAGCATCAACAAAGCGTTGACCGGCGTGCGAACGGATGCGGTCAACGCCGTTTACCAGCAGTTGAATTTGACCAAAACGCGTATCAGAAAAGACTTTGACGCGCCGGTAAAGGCTCATGCCGGAAAACTGCGCGGCAGCATTGCTGCGCGAGGCAAACCGGTGGGGTTGATGAGTTTTGGGGCCAAGCAGCTAAAGAATGGCACCATATCAGTTAAGGTTTTGCGCGGCGGGTCAAAGAAAAAACTGAAACACTCATTTATCGCCACGGCCAAGGGCGCTGAGAATGTATGGTGGCGCAAGACTATCTACAAACGGCCGGTAAAGCCTGGCGTGAATTATGCCAAACTGCCGAAAAAATACCGGCTGCCGGTTGAATTGCGATCCGGCCCGCGTATCGAGGACATCCTGGCAAAAAGCGCGGTATATTCAGATGTTGAGCTAAAGGGCTGGACCCGGCTGCGCGCCGAATATGCGCGACTGCTGAGAATTGAATTGAACAGGCATTGATATGGCCAAATCGATCCGCGAACAAATCACAGACGCCCTGCTCACGCGGGCGGCGACCATTACCACCGCCAACGGCTACAACTGCGGCATGGGGTCAAACGTCCAATGGGCTGTCAAAACCATTGACCCGGATGACCTGCCCGCCGTGATCGTGTGGCCCCAGGCGGAAGAAGCAACGCGCGAATATGGCAACACCGTGGCCGTTATGCTGGTGCGCATCGAGGCGCTGGACATGATCGGCACGGGCGCGCCCGGTCAATTGGTGGAGCAGATGCTGGCCGATTTAATCACGGCATTTGACGGCGGCGCGGCCATATCCGCATACATTGAGGACTGCAAATATATGCGCGGCGGGGCGGATGATTATCCGGAACCGGGCGCTGAAGCCGTGGCCGCGTTTATCGAGTTGGAAATAAAATACCGCACGGCGGCGGGCAATCCGTATTCACAATAAAAAAATCCGTAGGGGCAGAATCCATTTCTGCCCCAACGGCGGGCGGATATTGAATCCGCCCCAACGGAGGCATAAAAAATGGCAACAGCCAAAGACGCAAAAATCCAAATTGAACTGGGCCAGTCGTTTACCGACTACGCCGCCATGACCGACAGCGGCGATCATCAGATTTTTACCGCCGGTACGATCTGGAGCGGCAAATCCGGCAAAACGCCGGTGGTCAGGCCCAACGGCATGGTAACGGGCATCGATGTGTTGAGCACGCACGCCACCAATGACACCGTGACCATTGGCGCGTTTACCGCGTATTCAGAGGGCACGCTCCACAGCGTAACGGCGACCACAGACACCATCACCCGGCCGGCAACGGCGGTGGCCAAAATCAATTCGATTACCATGACCGATGCCGGCGCAATTGCGGTGGTGGCCGGCACCGATGGCGCGACCACGGCATTTAGCGAGACCCGCGGCGCGGCCGGCGGGCCTCCTGAGATTCCGGCCGACAGCGTGGAGATCGGTCAAATCCGGGTCACATCAGACACGGCGGCGGCCATTGCGGCCAGCGAAATATTCCAGGTGGTGGGCACGCATACCGAACGCTACGACTACCCGGTGTGGGCGGAGTACAACTATGGATTCGGCAATGCCGCTGACAGCGTGGCCGAGCAGACCGCGCATATCAAGTTTGCGTCGGCCCTAACAGCCATTCACGCCAGCGCAGCGTACAAAAAAGTTTACATCGCCTATTACACGCCCATTTTTTCCGACCTGGCGCGCACCATGGATTTTACCGCCGCTGAAACCAGCGGATCGGTCTCCAGCCAAAAATATTACGGCGGGTCTGTGGGGTCGGTGTCTGAAAGCCTGGGCGCGGGAGCATTCACGGCGCTGCTGAACAACGGCGTAACCGACAACCTGGTCACCAACAAGGGTCAGGTGTTGACGGTTAAATTTTTCCCGGATGAGAATGCCGCGCCATACATCATTACCCAGGGCGGCATTTACCTGACGCGCACATTCCCGGCTGAAAACCAAATCCAGGCGTCGGTGACCATTGCGGCTGAAAACGCCAGCGCGGAGTATTCGTCATAATGGGATTCGACGCTGATAAATTCAACAATGCCAAGTTCGCGTTTCGAGAGTCAACCGTAAGCGTGCCGGCGCTGGCGGCATTTTTCCCGGACGGAGAGCCGCCGGAGTGGAAGGTGCGCGGGTTGACCGGCCATGAAATGGCATCCGTGCGGGAGGCATCCAAGGTGGCCGCCAATGTGGAGGCCATTGTGGGGCAATTGCTCCAGGGAGACGCGGCGGCGCGGGCGGACGCGGTAAAGGCGGCCATTGGTATATCGACCCAGGCCGGCACGCCGGAGGACATGGTGCGCCGCATACACATGCTGAAACACGGCAGCGTGGAACCGGCGTGTGATCAGCGCATGGCCGTGCGCCTGGCGGATGTGTCGGTGACCACATTTTATGAGTTGACTAATAAAATCACTGAGCTGACCGGGCTGGGCAAACGCCTGGGGGAGTAGATGCGTTGTGGGCCATGCCTGACATTCAAAACGCGATGGCGCTATGCAAGGCCCACAACAAATTCTTATTCGAAGCCCGGCCGGATATATTTCCCGCCGGGTTTTTATCTGAAACCGAA